CGGGGAACCTGTTTTCTAGGTTTTTTACAAAGTAAAAGTTATCTAAGTTGTTGTGGCTTAAATATTTACGCATACTACACAAACTACTAACAAACCAAGCGTTTATAAAAGTTAGTCGTTGACTTTTTACACTATAAAAACTTTCGTAAGTCGCGCTATGCTGGTTGGTCATTTTGTCTCGTTTTGTTCTGTATTTGGCTTTGTTTTTTCGCCGTGTCTTATGCCCCTACGCGTAGCTAGCGTTGCCCTCCGGCCTCGAACCATGCATCAACGATCTGCTTGGCTTCTGCCACGAAGTCGGTTTTTTGGGAGCTTGACCATTCGCAAACATTCTTTCGGCTGATCCACTGCCTCGCGGCTATGATGTATTGATGCCACGGCCTAGGAGGGCGGGGGGTGGAGTTCTCGATTGGGTCTGGCAAAATCCCAGACCATAGTGCTAGTTGGCGTAGCTCGCCCGGTTGCGGGTTGGATAGGGATGGCCTCGTGTTCGCAACCCTTTTAAGCCTTCGAGCTTGTTCGTTTGATACCCCCCCCACCTTTAAAATTTCTTGGAGGTCTAGCCCTTCTGTTTCTGCTGACAAGATTATGTCGCCTGCATCTGCGGCTAGGCTGATAGTCTCGGCCATGCTTTGAACGCTGGCCTCTCGGCTATCTTCTAATGCGCCCATGACCTTCTTGAGTTCTAGGCCGATGGTCTTTTCATTATCGTTTTTGGCTAGGCTTTGCTTGCTCATTTCTTGGGATGTCTCCTTGGTTTGATTTGGGTGGGGGTAGGGGTTAAAAATCTAGGGGGTTGCCTCGGCTAATTCTTCAGCAAATTCCTCTGCTTCTTTTGGTGGCTCAATCTCTCTAAATCTCCATTCTGCAAAGCCTCGTTCCGGGTGCGGCGGCTTGGCTGATTTGGGGTTCTCCATGCCCTCCAAATAGACAACGATCTCGCCGTGTTCGCCTGTGCTTGAAAGCCCAACGCCCATATCCCTTACCTTATAGACCCTATCTTTTATTGGTAGGCAGTTATAGAACAGGAGCAGTTCGGGCGGGAACCGATCATCCACGCAGACAACTTTTGAGCCTGTTCTCACCGTTTTTTGCATCGCCTTTTTAAACCCTTTTGCCATGCGTCCTTGTTCCATTTCGGGCATTCTTTCCGCCTTCTTTCATGCACCCGCAAGGCTCGCTCTTTGTAGATTTGCCGGACTCTTTCACTCCGTTGCACCCTCAAAACAAGCCCTGTCCGTTGGGTTAGCTCCGATAGCCGCGCCGAAAGTGCGGCTCTTGTGTATGGCTTGTTTGTGTTTGGGTTGAGGTAGCGTCTTGCAATGCTAGTTAGGCTGTCTGGGCTTCGGTTGGTTGCTAGGGCTAGGAGGGCTTCGTCCAAAGTGTCGTCCCTTTTTGTTCGGAGCATCGGGCTATCGCCCTCTGTCTTGATCGTCTCCTCTATGATTTGAGCCGTTGCCCTTGCCAGTTCGTCCAAATTCATGGCCGGATTTTGGGCTTTGAGGTGCGCCAGCCTTTCCCTAACGACATCCTCCAGCTTGTCCACTTGATCGGCCATATCGACCGTGTAGGATGCGGCGATGCTGTCCGCTGGGTCTTGGCCGTCAGTTCTCACAGTTTTAATAGCTCCTCGATTGCGTTTTTAGCCACGATTGGAACTTGTCCATTCCCAATGGCTTTAATTCTGTCCATCCAATAGGCCATCCCATCATCCACTCTGAGAAGCGGGGATTCGCCGCAACTTTTATGGGCTGTGAAAGGTTCCATATTGTGCAAATCCTCCTCGCTAATCTGCCCCCACGGTCTAATTTTTTCAGAATATTTGCCTTGGCCTTGTCTCTCCATTCGCTTGCCACTGGCGTTGGCAAAAATCCACATCCGTTCTCTTTTGTGGGGTGCGCCATATTTTGAAGCCGCCAAAGTTCCCCATTTTGCATCATACCCCATTTGGGAAAGGTCGCCCAAGACCCTTGATAATCCTCGGCTAGCAAGCATTGGGCTGTTTTCCACGAAGACGAAATTGGGTCGAACTTCGCCAATAATTCTTGCCATTTGTCGCCAAAGTCCGCTCCGCCCCCCCCCCCTCAACTCCTTTTGTAAATCCGTGGACGGCTCCGGCGGCTGATATGTCTTGGCACGGAAACCCGCCAGAAACCACATCAATAATTCCACTCCAAGGCTCTCCGTTAAAGGTTGAAACATCGTCCCAAATCGGGAAGGGTTCCAAGATTTTTTCGTTTTGTCTTGCGACAAGAACATTGGCGCAATAGGCATCAATTTCAACGGCGCAAACCGTTCTCCATCCAAGTAGTTTGCTCGCAAGCAATCCTCCACCAGCGCCTGCGAAAAGAGCCAACTCATTCACAGCCCTCCTTTGCCCAAATCCAATGGCTATGCTTGCTTGGCCTAATTACCCTACCGTGTTTTTCCAGCCATCGGGCATGGTATTGAATCACGGGTTGTTCCATCTTTAGGGTCTTGGCTATTACCGCCGTTGGGATGGCGTTCAGCAGTAACCTTTCGATTACTTGGCGTAGCATCTTGATCCGTTCCTGTGAGCGTCCGGCCTTCGTGATCTTTTTAAGCTCGGAGTTGTCCGGGCATAGCTCAATCAAAAGCCTTTCGGCTCTCAACTGGTCGGACTCGATGGGGGCGATCTCCATTAGGATTTCTTTAGGCTGTGTTTATTTTATGTCAAAGGCTGGTCGAATCTTGTTCAAAGATAGTATTGGGCAACCTTCTTGCCGTTCTCTGTTTGGATGTCCCGGCTTTGGATGGTAAGTCCAGCCTTTTTTAAGTCATGGATGCGAGAGGCCAAACGAAAGATTCCGTAAAGCCTCAACGCTTCCAAGGCTGTGATCGGCTTGCCGCTCTGCAAGTGGGATAGCACTTGTTGGCATTGCTTGGAGCCGATGGGTTTGTTTGGGTGGTGAGTTTCCGTTGGCTCAACGAAGTCCATGGTTAGTTGGGATGCAAAATGGAAGCTCATTTTTTTGCCGACTTTCTTTTGTTCGGGTAGTTGTGCCTAGCCTGTTTGCTTGGCTCCCATCCCTGCTTTTTGGCGTGGCAGATTGAGGCATGGTCGCAACCCCAAGCTCTAGCGATAACCGTCATTGGGATTCCGGCCTTGTATTGAGCCTTCCACAATGCCCAACGCTTCTGGACGACTTCAACCTTGCGATTCTTGCACTTTCCAAATTTGCCCCTTAAAACCCTTAATTCGTGCGGAACGATGATTTGCGGCAAGTCTATCGGTTCGGCGGTCTTAGCCCTTTCTAGGCCCAAATGCGCTTCAATTTGGCCTATTCTTGAGCAAAGCGGGGCAAGGTAGGCTTTCACCGGGTCGGCTTCCTTGGCGTTCCGCATAATCTGAAGGCTCAACTCAAGCCCATTGATCCGCTCCTCAAGCTCTTGGATTCGCTTTGGCAGAGTGACCCCCTTTTCAAATTCCATTGCTTGATCGGCCAGCGATTTATATTCGGGTTGCACTTTGCGGTATGGCACAAAGCCCCTGTCCACGGTTCTTTCAAATGCTTTGAGTAGGCTCATGATGGGCAACCTGCCTTTTCCCAATCATAAAATGAGGTGAAGCCCATACGCCTGTATAGGGGCGCGGACTCGCACGATGATTTCGGTTGCGGTTTTGGTTGCATTGTGTGGTTCCCTTTCTGATTTGTGGTTTGGTTCCTTCTGAAACAATTCCTTGCGGCGGCTTGCCAGTCCTTAACAGGCGCACGGCCTCCGACCTTCCATCCGTTGCTTTCATAATGGTCGAATGCTCCTTGAACATCTTTGCCAGTCCATCCGATGCTCTTTGCGTAATCCGACCATTGCGAAAGCGTGGGGCGCACTTGCGCCCTCTCTCTATTATTCTGGCCTCTAGCTTCTGTAGCTTCTAGCTTCTGCGGCGTTACATCGGCGTTACAAGAGCGTTTCATTTGCGTTACAGGAGGCGTTACATCGGCGTTACGCCAACGCAAAATCCTTTCCCTGTTAGACTTACGGCCACGCTCATCTTTCACCATTCTGCGTGAAAATATGCAATCTTCCTCGACTGAATAGACCCCTGCCTGTGCCAATTCAACGAGCAAGCCGCTGGTTGTTTCAAGGCTTTCACCGAAGATTCGAGCGATATGCTCTGCCCCCATTGGGCTATCCCCAGCCATAAGATAGCCATGCCTTTTGGACTTTGCCATGAGGCAAATCATATCGACCCAAAGACCCCTAGCCGCCGGGGAACAACCCCGAAGGGCTTCATCCGAAAGCCAATCAGCCGGATAAAATTTAAGCCAAGGCAACTTCACTTTTTACCGCTCTCCAAGTCACGCTTCTGGTATTTCTTGGCGCGATCTAATAGTTCTTTTGCCATCACCTCGGCTAAGTCTGCATGGGCTAGGATATCCTTGTAATTCTTTTCTTGTGCGTGAGTCCAGTCCTTCCTCATGTCTTTGAGTCTCGCCGTTGTGTATCGAAGTAATTGCTTTAAGTATGTAAGCCTTTTAACGCTCATTTATTTAGCATCCTTTCCAACTTGTCCCACGCCCAGCCAGCGAGAAGTGCCAAGCCTACCAACCCTGCGAATATAAATCCCACAGCTAGGCCAATGAGAACCATCAATTTCCCAAGTTCTAGTAATGTTTCTTGCATAAATCTCCCTATGAGATAGGAGCCTTCGGCCACGGCGACCAACAACGAACCGTGTTAGCTCTTGTCCAATTATCCATATAAAATTCGCCGTGGTGGAAGCGAGCCACCATGACGCTGACTCCAATAACAACAAGGCATCTATCATTTTCCTGCGGCTTATCATCTGTGTCCCTCCATTCTATTAACCCAAACTTTGTTTTGGGTATTTGCAAATCAATACTTGGCATTGGGCATCCTCCGAATGGCGGTTGCCACATCATTGAGAAGGTCTTTCCTTACTTGATCTTCCTCTGCATCAGCCATGGATTGAACAAGCTCTGCACAGGCTTCCCTCTCTTTCTTTGCCACGGTGTTTGCCAAGGCAGACAAAGACCTATCTATTTGAGTTAAGGCAGAGTCAGAAGGGGATGTCATCTTTTTTATCCTCATCAATTACTGCCTTAATTACTGCCCGAAGCTGGACATCCTTTTTGTAGGGTTGTCCGTCTGGGGCGTTCTTCATTGGCTGTTCCATCAACCACATTAACCAACCGAAGCCTTCAGATGATCTGGCGATCTGGCGGACGGTCTGCCCCTTGTATTTGCCAAACCCAACGACCATATCCTTAATCTCGGAATCCTTGGTTTTCTTTTCTTCAACCAGCTTTGCCGTGATCTCTTTGATCTCTGCCTTGGAAGGCTCTTCGTATTTCTCGGTATTGAGTTGCTTGGCATCTTCAAAACCACCGAAGGGAACTTCTTCCGCTGGAGTGGTTGAGAGGTTGCGGTCGATCAATACAACGACATGGGCGAAGGCCGAGCGGCAAGCCCGACTGATCGCCCTTGTCTGGCACATTGCCCGCTGTGCATAGGTCGGACGCTTTGCCCACATATCCTCATCGAAGCCAAGGAATCCCTCGGCAGTTGCGATTGTTTGGCCGTTGTCCATTCGGCGAACTTCGCCAATGCACTTCCAGCCTTCATCGGTGCGCTCGACATCCCTTGCCGAAGCTACGCATCCATGGGCAACTGCGATGGATTGCCAGCCCTCTACCCGAACATAGTCACGATTGCCAATCCGTTGTGCGGTGGCCTTGACGATTTCTCGGCAAGCCCCCGCAACATCAGTCGCCTGTCGGATATGTTGGGCAACTCCGTTGTTAATTGTTGCTAATTGTGTTTCGCTCATTGTGTGGTTCCTTTCTTTTTTGGTTTACTCGTTAGGAAGTCTTTGGCGGTTGTTATGGAAGGCGATCTCCAAATTTTCTTTGCGGTATTCCCAATAGCCGGGAAGCCCGCCGATGAATGATGGCTCATAAGGAACCTTGTTCATTATGCAAAAATATTCCCTATCTAGTTCCTTCTTTAGCCTCTTAAAATGTCCTTGAGGATTTTCGTGCGCCCATCCGTTGTAGGTCTTGAGCCATTCCGCATTGTCGGATTGTTCCTGTTCACCATCGGTAGCCTTACGATCCGCCCAGCTATCCTCGACCCGCAAGACCCTTTCCCGCCAATCCACAAATGATTGATGTCGGATATCGTCTGCCTCTTTCTGGTATTCCTCAAAGAAGCTAGCCATTTTGGGCCTCCCTCTTTAGGCGCAAATAAGAATCCGATCCACCCCTATAAATTGTTTCGATGATAGGGGTAAGCCATTTGGCCGTGACTTGGTGGGCTGGGATTCTGAAAAGCAAGATGCCACGCTCCGAAAGAGCATTGTATTTTTCCATATCGGCCATAAAGCCGGAGCCTCTTGTATGTCTGCCCTTCGTCCACACCGAACCCTCCACTTCGATTGCTACTCCAGACTCATGCCAGTAATCAATCCGCCAGCGGCGGGTCGGGTGGAATTTGTATTCCGCTGTGAGCTTCGGGCCATTCAATGCCCGCCAGACAATTTCAAACTTACTCAATTTCGCATCTCCCAAATTGAAGGGTTGCGGCTTCTGGATTCGGCTTGCTTGGTTTCATCGGTCGCCTTCTCCAGACGATCAAGCTCTTCTGCCACCATCAAATAGAATCTGCGCCGCTCATAATCCCTTTGCTCTAAATATTTGCAAAGCTCTTTGGCTCCGAAATAGGCGAACAGGCAAAGGAAAATTAAAAGGGCTTCGATCATAGAATCCTCCACTTGTGCCAGTCCGGCGAGCAGTAAGAAGGATTCGTG